TATCGTATAACCGCCCACAGCGGAAAAGGGATGAATGGGGAATCACCCACAGGGGTGGGCGCAGGTAATAGGGCACTTCACAACCGGGGAGCGTTGCCGATCAGGGGACGTCCGGGGGAAGCAACAGAGGAATAACTGACGATCTGGTTCGATTCCAGATTTTCCGATTGCGGGGCAAAAACTGAACTGCCTCTTGTGAATATATAGTCCAGATTTTCCGGCGCAGGGAAGAAAATGTGCCACTGTAACTGAAAGGATAGCTTTATGGCTTTCCTTTTTTTGTATAAGGAGGGATATGAATGGACATTAAAATGGTAAATGTTAACGAAATTGTGCCTTACGAGAACAATCCAAGGCATAACGCAAATGCAATCGAACCAGTTGCAGAAAGTATCAGACAGTTTGGATTTAAGGTGCCGATAATCCTTGACAAGGAAAACGTGATTGTTACGGGTCACACGAGATATGCTGCGGCAAAAGCACTTGGAATAACTGAAGTGCCTGTTATTTATGCGGATGACCTTTCCGAAGAGCAGGTACGTAAATTCAGGCTTGTGGATAACAAGACGGCAGAATTTGCAGGGTGGGATTTTACGAAATTAGAAGAAGAACTGGAAAGCCTTAACTTTGATGGTTATGACTGGGGGTTTGGAACTGGTGATACAGATCATGTGGATATAGATAGTTTATTTACTGATGCCCCGGAAAAACAGCCTGAAGAACCGAAACAGATACAGTGTCCGCATTGCGGTCAGTGGTTTACACCAGAGTAAGGAGGATTGCAATGCGTGTATTTGCGGCGGGGGGGGGTATCAGGTAATTTGAAACCCTTGTGGCATATGGTTGCACAAGGTATGAATTTTAGGGAGGCACATGAAAGTTTTCTTAGCAGGAGGCGAGACCAGACATTGGATTCCGATGACTCTGGTTAGATTAGGGGGGGTGAACAAGGCTTAGTTGAAACTTTTTCTGGCAAGCCCTCATACCTTAACGAGATTCAGATGGGAGAAGAATGCAACTGTTCCTTGCAGGGGTCGCTCCATGGCGGAGTGGGGGGGTACGACCCGATAATCCGCGAATTTAAGCCGTTTATCCTTGAGTCGTTTTATTACTGCGATGCAGATACCGAAAGATTACTCCCATACTTCGGTGACTTTTTATTGGATAGTGGCGCATTTACATTTATGCAGGGCAATCATAACGGTGTTATTGATTGGGAAGATTATATTGAGCGATACGCTGATTTTATCAATAAGAACAATATCGAGAAGTTTTTTGAACTGGATATTGATTCGGTTGTTGGATATTCCAAGGTTTTGGAATATAGACGAAAACTCGAAATGCTTACGAATAAGCCCTGCATCCCGGTGTGGCACAAGTCAAGAGGTGGCGATGAGTTTATAAAAATGTGTGATGAATATGACTATGCCGCTATCGGTGGGATTGTTGCAAAAGAAATAAAGCCGGAGCAGTACGGTGCGTTCCCAACGATGATAAATCAAGCGCATCAAAGAAAATGCAAGTTGCACGGTCTTGGTTTCACCGCATTGAATTGGTTAAAAAAATGCCATTTTGACAGTGTTGACAGCACGGCATGGACGGCAGGAAATCGATTCGGTTACGTGTACAGATTTAACGGAAAAACAATGGAAAAGACAGAAGTGCCTAAAGGAAAAAGAATAGGCGATAGCAGAAAACTTGCATTAATCAATTATACAGAATGGATTAAGTTCCAGAAATATGCGGAGACTCATTTATGAAAAAAGTGGTTTTACTATCAGGGGGTGTTGATTCAAGCACCTGCCTCGGAATGGCATTGAAGGAATGTGTCCCGGAGGAAGTTCTTGCAGTGAATATGTTTTACGGTCAGAAGCATGATCGTGAAATGCAGAGCGCAAGAGACGTAGCAAAATATTATGGAGTGGAATTAATTGAACTCGACCTCTCGAAGATTTTTGAGAGAAGCAACTGCTCCCTACTTTCACATTCCACCCAGAAAATAGAACATGGGAGTTATGCAGAGCAGATTAAGAAAACAGGCGGCGAGAAGCCAGTTGCAACATATGTTCCGTTTCGGAATGGACTGATGTTATCAGCGGCGGCAAGCATTGCAGTCAGTGTGGGAGCATCTGAGGTATGGTATGGCGCACATGCGGATGATGCGGCAGGTAATGCATATCCTGATTGCTCTAATGCCTTTTTAACCGCCATAAACGCCGCTATAAGCGAAGGAACAGCAGGACAGGTAAATGTCATTGCTCCATTTATAGACGAGCCCAAAAAAGGCGTTGTGAAGGTAGGACTTAATATAGGTGTCCCATACGAACTGACATGGAGTTGCTATGAAGGTGGTGATTATCCGTGCGGAAAATGCGGAACCTGTATAGACAGGCAGATGGCATTCGAGGCAAACGGAGTTAAAGACCCTGCACTAAAGGAGAATTAAAAATGAAACTGAATAACACACAGGATATTGACGTTATCACAATGTATCCGATCGCTGTATGTAAATGCGATATCGGGCAGGATTGGTATACAAACAGGTTTACGGTTACTTTCGTTCCCGGAGACTATTACCCGGATTATATGGATGTGGATGAATGGCTTACAAAAAACATTCGTGGCAAGGAATTTAATATCGAGGACGCGCTCGATGCGTTCGGTCAGTATCTGCTCAAGGAATATAACCCGGATCATTTAGCAGTAGAAACGGAAGTGAAGGATGTGATGACACACTTCCCGGTGAGAGTTTCAAAAGAATATAGATAAAAATGTGGTATGCGATAACCCACTATAAAAAACTAAGGAGATTTAATTAATGGCAAACGAAATTATTCTGGCACTTGAAATCCTTTTTGTTTTCTCGGCAATACTAATCTGCAAGAAGCTGTTCGGAAAATACGGAGTAATTGGATGGGTTGCAGTAGCAACTATCCTTGCAAACCTGCTTACAGCAAAGAATGTAGAGCTGTTTGGGCTTTATACATCAATCGGGACAGTATGGTTTGCATCCACATTCCTCGCAACGGATATTCTCTCGGAGTGTTATACGGAGAAGGATGCGAAGACAGCGGTATGGTTCGGGGTATTTGCCAACATTCTTTTTATAATTGGTTCACAGATAACCCTGCACTACACGGCAAGCCCTATTGATTACGCAGATGAATATATGCAAGGACTTTTTGCTCTCAATCTTCGCATAAGCATATCAAGTTCAATAATGTATATCGTGGCGAATCTTGCGGACATTTATTTGTATAACTTCCTTCGGAGAAAAATGAATGGCAGGGCAGTTTGGTTCAGGAATAATGTATCAACAATTATCACAAATTGCCTTGAAAACTTTGGATTTATTGGTTTGGCATTTTGGGGAATATATGACGCTAAAACAATTATAGTTATTGCGTTAAGTACGAGTGTAATTGAAGCTGTTGTTGCATTATTTGACACACCGTTCCTGTATTTAAGCACAAGAAAAGAGAGATTGAACAGAACGTAAAACGAAAAAACGTTGAACTGACGACACGCTTTAAAGGTGGTGATTCATATACCAGCAGGAGCAAAAGGAAAATATCATGAATGGCTCACAGAGGATGGGCTAAAGAAATTAAGAGGATGGGCAAGAGACGGCTATTCCGATGTTCAGCTGTCGAAAAACATGGGGATAAGCGTTGGAACATACTATGAGTGGGTAAATAAGTACCCTGAATTTTCTGAGGCAATAAAAAAGGGCAGACAGCCCTTTATTGTCGATTTGGAGGATGCACTGTATAGGTCGGGGCTTGGATACGACTACGAAGAACTGGTTGAAGAAATCTACGATGAAGACGGCGTACAGAAAAAGCATATGAGGAGGGTAAAGCGACACGCACCGCCAAACGTGACAGCGTTGATCTTTGCCCTTAAGAATCTCAGGAAGCAGAAGTTTAAGGACAGACCTGTAGACGACACAGAACGAGCTGACGACCTGCTCTTGGAGACATTAAGGAGATGGGACAATGCCGCTAAAGAGTCCGGGCAGTCAGAAACAACTTGAGTACTGGCGTAACTGTACGCACAGGTGGAATATCAAGACAGGAGCGACCAGAAGCGGAAAGACGTACATGGATTACTTCCTGATACCAAAAAGAGTGGTAGCAGGAAAGGGAAAAGACGGGCTAAATATAATTTTAGGAAATACCCGGGAAACTGTACGGCGTAACGTGTTGATTCCCATGCAAAACATATTTGGACAGGAACGGGTGAGCAACATACACTCGGACAATTCCTGCATTATGTTTGGCGAAAAGGTTTTTGTTCTTGGTGCGGACAACATAGGACACGTTGATAAAATCCGTGGTATGTCGATAAAATATGCTTACGGTGACGAGATAACAACGTGGCACAAAGAAATATTTGATATGCTCAAGTCCCGTCTTGATAAAAGCTATTCGGTTTTTGACGGTACGTGCAACCCGGCTAACCCTGACCACTGGTTTAAGAGCTTTCTCGACTCAGGAGCGGACATATACCAACAGCACTATACGATATTTGACAACCCGTATTTACCACAGGAATTTGTTGACAACCTCTGCAAAGAGTATGAAGGCACGGTTTACTACGGCAGATACATTCAAGGTGAGTGGACACTTGCCGAGGGTCTTATTTACCCGATGTACGCAGAAGCCATAGCAGAACCACCAGAAACGGGGAAAAACGCCAGTTTCACTATATCCTGTGACTACGGTACCAAAAACGCTTTTGCCGCTATTTTATGGGCAAAATACGGTGAAATTTGGTATGGAATAAAAGAGTACTATTACAGCGGACGGGATGAAGGAATAACAAAGACGGATGAGGAATATGCACAGGATTTAGATAAATGGCTTGCGGATATAAAGCCGGGAGAAAGGCTTGAAATCATTATTGACCCTTCAGCCGCTTCTTTTATCGCTCTTTTACAAAAAAGGGGACACAGGTACAAGGTTGTTCCTGCGAAGAATGAGGTTGCGGACGGAATTCGGAACACGGCAACCTGCATGAAAAAGGGGCTGATAAAGTTTGCCACCGGATTAAAAAACTGGAAGAAAGAGATTCAAGGGTACTCATGGGACGATAAATCCGTTGAGGATGCTCCGATAAAGCTTAATGACCATCTAATGGACGCTATGCGATACTTTGTCGAGACTAAAAGGATCGCAAGAATTAAGAATGATTTTGTTCCGCATATTTACAGGTGAAAGGGGGTTCATACCATTGATAACATATCAGGACTTCATGAAGGTCGGGCAGGATATAAACCATATCATGGAATTCGTACATAGTGCGATATTTCAGCACAAGTCAACACAGATTTACAAGACCGCCGTGATTGCGGATGAATACGACAGACGGCGCAACCGGACAATAGTCAATTATCAAAAGCTGTTGTATACAGTATCCGGGAAAGCAGTGCCGGACAATTTTAGCGCAAATTACAAGCTGTGCAGTAATTTCTTCAACCGTTTTGTCGTCCAGGAAAACCAGTACCTGCTTGGGAACGGCGTGACGTGGAATGAAGATACTACAAAAGACAAACTGGGAAAAGATTTTGATACCAGACTTCAGGAACTGGGAAAATACGCATTGACGCATGGGGTTGCTTTCGGCTTTTTTAACCTTGACCGGGTACAGGTGTTCAAAGTAACGGAGTATGTGCCGTTACTCGATGAAGAAGACGGAGCGATGAAGGCAGGCATCCGGTTTTGGCAGATAGACGACAGCAAGCCTTTGAGGGCAACACTTTATGAGTTAGACGGGTACACGGATTTCATCTGGAACAGGCAGGATGAGGACGGCAAAGTGTCCGGGGAAGTGCTCCATGATAAACGACCGTACAAAGTCACGGTGAAGTATTCAGAGGCAGAGGGAATGGAGATATATGACGGTGAAAATTATCCTTCTTTTCCGATTATTCCGCTTTGGGGCAATCCTCATCACCAGAGCGAGCTTGTAGGACTCAGGGAAGGCATAGATGCATACGACCTTATAAAATCAGGCTTCTGTAACACCGTAGACGAAGCAAGCCTTGTATATTGGACTATATCAAATGCAGGTGGAATGGACGACATAGACCTTGTTGAGTTCTTGGAGCACATGAAAACTGTAAAAGCGGCTGTTACGGACGGAAACGCTGAAGCGCATACCCTTGAGCCTCCATACGGAGCAAGGGAAGCTGTTCTGGAGCGTATACGAAATGACCTGTACGATGACGCAATGGCGTTGGACACAAAACAGATTGCGGGGGGAGCGGCAACCGCAACGCAGATACGGGCGGCGTATGAACCACTCAATAATAAGACAGATCAGTTTGAGTATTGCGTACATGATTTTATTGACGGCTTGCTGTTTGTTGCAGGTATAGAGGATGAGCCAACATTTACCCGGTCATTGATCGTAAATACGCAGGAGGAGATAACGACACTGCTTCAAGGCGCAGAGCACCTCAGCGAAGAATACGTTACCACTAAGATGCTTACGTTGCTGGGAGACGGCGACAAGGCGCAGGAAGTCATGGACAGTATGTACCGGGATGAAATAGAGCGTGTAGGCGTTGGAGGTGAAGGCGATGAAACCAATACTGAGGTCTGAACTATATCTGGCTAAACTTAACGGGCAGGATGTGTTTCTGCCGGAAAAACCCATCACAAGGCTTGAACATTATCTGGCAAAGCTGTGCGGCGAAGACGTGGAAGTGCCTGAACCGATTACTGCAAATGAAAAATTCCTTTATGCCATGACCGGGGAAGAAATAACACTGCCGTTGCCCGTTACGCGCATTCAGATGATTCTTGCGGCGTACATAGAGGAGGGAATCCCAGACATAACACCCTTGACGCGGGATGAATACTATTACGGAAAAATACAAGAGTATTTCTTTGAAAATGCGCTTGTATCTCACAACAATGAACCCCTTATGTCACATGACGGCAGGAATTTGACGGCGGTGGTTAAAAGGTGAGAGATGCAGGGCATGAGCAGACCGATGCTATCATAAAAGACCTTGAGCACAAGATTGCGAACGAGTACCGAACTGCGCAGAGAGATATGCAGAGAAAGCTGAACGAGTACCTTGTTGATTTTGCAGCTAAAGATGCCGTAAAAAAGCAGGAGCTGAAGGACGGTAAAATTACTAAGCAAGAATACATAGACTGGAATAAACGCCACGTGGCGATGGGAAAACGGTGGGAAAACATGAGGGATGTCCTTGCGGAGGATTACCACAGGACAAACGTCATAGCCCGGAACATTGCCAGTGATGCACGGTTAGACGTTTACGCACTCAATCACAATTATGCCACCTATCAGATAGAGCATGATGCAAAGATAGATACGTCATATACACTTTATGATAGACCTACGGTGGAGCGCATTTTCAGGGACGATCCAAAGCTGTTTCACGATCCCGGGAAGAAAAAAGCCCTTGAGATTGCGAAGAATAAAGACCTTCGGTGGAATAGGCAACAGGTGAACTCAGCTATACTGCAAGGGATTTTGCAGGGGGAGTCAATAGACAGGCTTGCCAAACGGCTTGAATCGGTCACAGAAAAGAACTACAATGCGGCGGTCAGAAATGCCCGTACAGCCTTGACGGGGGCGCAGAACGCAGGACGGTTAGACGGCTATAAACGTGCACAGGATTTAGGAATAGACCTGATGCAGGAGTGGATGGCTACTCTTGACGGGAGGACAAGGCATGAACACCGTATGTTGCACGGTCAGAGGGTAAAGGTTGGGGAACCGTTTACAGTAGACGGATACAAGCTTATGTATCCCGGAGACCCGAGCGGTGAGGCGCATTTGATATACAACTGCCGTTGTACGTTAATAGGACAAATAAAAGGTTTTGAGACAGCACGTGTTGAGAGTTCTCCAAAAATGGGGGGCATGACATTCGATCAGTGGCAAAATGCGAAAGCACCGAAAACAACTGTTGACTTCGGAAGTGCTCTTTCAAAGTCCCTTGGTTCAAGCGGTGACACGTTTAAAAAGGTTGTGCTGAAAGCAGGCAAGAACATCATAAAACTTTACACAAAGTATTCAGATCAGTTAAAAGACTGTAAGAAGCAGTCCGGTGCCGGTCGGTATATTCCATCACTGAAAAAGATAGAATGGGACGATTCAAAGCACGGTGATACGTGGAGTACACTGGCGCACGAATACGGACACTTTGTTGATGATGTGATGGGAAATTCGTATAATAGTGTTGAGGTTGATTTTCTAAATTCCAAAGTACAGTACCCCGGTAATATGAGACCTGTATTCAAAAAGACCGCTTCATCTTCTGACGAATTTCTTGCAGCTATGAGGGCAGACCGGACGGCAAACGCAGGATTTATGACGGATGACACGATCTGCGACAGGATAAAGAAAGACTTACTGCAGAACAGCAGTTATTCGGCAGGAGTCCAAGATGCTTTTGATGGATTCTGGGGAACGCAGGACAGTAAAGATTATAAAAGACGGCTTCTGTGGGGGCATGGCAACAGATATTACAACAGAGCATACAACCAACGAATTGCAGGTTTTGGATTGGACAAAGACCTTAAAGATGCGTACATTGCCCTTGGGTTTGACGCATCAAACCAGACAAAAGTTAAAACTATCACAAGAGACTATGAAACGTCATCTGAATTATGGGCAAACATCACGTCAGCAGAAACTGTCGGTGGTGAAGAACTGGATTACATGAAGAGGTATTTCCCGAATGCCGTTAAAGCGTGGGAAAAGATTGTAGGAGGCATATGATGGACGAGTGGTTAGAAAAATACTTTGATATGTTCGGGGAAGGATTTCCGACATTCCAGATTGCAAGAGGCAGGACTGATGATGAATGCATCGAGATCATAAAAACCTGCATAGAAAACAAAAAAGATGCTTATGAACTGGGATATGCGGAAGATGACGAAGACACGATTTATTGAGGTGCGGAATGAACGTATCATTTACAGACAATTCAGAAGAGTTTCTGGAAGAATTAGAGCGCAAGCGTGATAGAGCACTGGAAGCTATGGGAATACTTGGAGAGAACTATGCTAAAGGCGTTATAACCAGTGAAAGCCGGGTGGACACGGGCAATATGCGAAACAGTGTGTCACACACAGTAAAAGAAGATACCGCCTACATAGGCACGAATAACGAGTATGCAGTGTAAATGGTTGCACCTTTATGTAGCAATACATATCGAATAATCGGGCAAAATCGGTAAAAGCCACTTAAACTATAGGTTAATACCGAGGTAATCCAGAAAATCACTGGACACCGTAGAGCGTAGGGAATGAGCGTTAAGAGAGCAATAAATTCCCCAAGAGTGCCCGACATCCCACGCGGATGATGATGTACGCCGAACTTACGGGATAGTAAACCGTAAGAAGCAGAGGATAAAAAGCCACTGCGATAACAAATTGACCACGAATTAGGCACGGGAATTTACCTTGACCCGGCTGTAGGCAGAGGACGGCAAGACCCGTGGTATTACAAAGACAGCAAAGGGGTATGGCACAAGACGGTTGGTATCAAACCAATACATTTTTTGAAAAGAGCAGTGCAAGACCATATTCAAGATTATAAGCGGATCGCAAACGAGATGAAAGGCAATTAACATTTGATTTTAATGTATAATTGTGATAAAGTGAGTATATGCAAGAAAAAAGGAGATAGTGACAGATATTGATTGCAAAAATTGACGACATTGCCATTAAAGCAATTTTGACGATTGTAAACAAAGGAAATAAGGCGATTATACAGCGATGCAAAGATGGAATAATCGTCATGGAAGAAAAGCGAACAATTAAATATCGAAACGCTACTCCAATCAGGGAATAGTAATGGGCAATATGAGCCGTGATTGTGCATCAAAAGAACATGATGCGTGATCACGGCTTTAATTTTTGTCTTGTGGCGAAGGAATGCCACCCGAAGGAAAGGAAAAAGACAAATGAGTTTAACAAGAAAAGCACTTACAGCTATGGGTCTTGAGTCTGAAAAGATTGACCAGATTATTGAAATGCACACTGAGACCGTAACGGCTCTGAAGGAGCAGATTGAGAGTCTGAAGGAAGATGCGGCAGGCTCAAAGAACAGCAAAGATGAGTTGGAAAAAGTCCAGAAGGAGTTGGACAACCTAAAGAAACAGGCTGAAGCTGATAAGAAAACCAGTGAAGCCAAGGACGCAGAGCTTGAAAAGCTCAAAAGGGAATACGAAGAATACAAGACCGAGCAGGAAAACAAGGTTGTGAAAGCTACCAAGGAAAAAGCCCTGCGCGAACTGCTTTCTGACATGAAGATGTCAGACAAAGGCGTGTCACAGGTTGTTAAGTGGATGGGCGTTGACAAAGTCGAGATTGACGATGAGGGAAAGCTGAAGGATGCGGCTAACCTCAGAAAGGCAATCAAGGAAGATTGGGGCGATTACATCCAGACAACCGGGGAAAAAGGAGC